TTGTTAGGTCTTTCAGCTTATGCGGGGGAAGATTGAACCACCTGGCAACCTCCGGGATCTGAAATTGCCTGCTCTCCAGGAACTGGCTATCGTTCGGTGGAATACCGACATTTGCTATTTTCATTCCATCCTGAAGCAGCATTAAGCGGTGAGACTTACCAAGACCGCTGTATGCTTCTATGAGAGATGCTTTTATATCAGCCTTTACCGCTGGATCGAGCTTCCCTGGAGTTGATACAATCACACCAGGATGTGTACCATTGCCGAAATAATTACTCCCGAATGTTTCCATCGCCATACCGAGACCGATGGATTTGCGAGCCATTGATACAACGGAGTAACCCATGAAACCATCGAACCCAAGACCAGGAATATGTAGTATTTTCGATCTTGGTAATGGTATTTCCTCGTTGCCGACCCTAATATTGTATATAAGTTCTCCGTCCTTCATTGCAGGCCTGACGCGGTTCGGGCCTATTGGCCACAACTCGGAAATTTCACCCATGCCGTTTCGCACGATCTCAGCATAGCAATTTCCCCATGTTAGGATGTGCGCTACCATTACCTCACGGCCAACCTGCGCAGTCATCCAAGGATTAAATTTATCGTGAAGTACCTTGAAAAGTGGATTTTCATTGACAAAGACTGTCTTTTTCTTGCTTTTTCTGAGTAAATGGAGGGGAAGTGTGGATACTGTGCCAGATATGAGCGTCACAGCATTCCAAAAAGCTGAGTAGGTAAGAGCGGTTTCTTCAGTGACAACCTCGCCAGATAGGGACTGAGAGCCGGCAAAATTCCACAGGGAACGATCCCATGCTTTAGGATCAGTAACACCCAAATTACGAAAATGATGGTAAGACTTCGCTATCCTCTTGAAAAAATTCAATAATCCACCATAAGTAGAGTAATTAATGGAAAGATTTAAAACTATATGGTGGAATTATTACATGTTCTAGGGGTTGCTGTCACGGACTGGACAGACTGGATGGACTATATTTTGTGGCTAGATAAGATTATGACACTACAGGTTGCGCTAATTTCTCCGCTATTTCCCTTCTGATTCTCAAGACTTTATATGGACCTATCCTCTCGGCCTCTACTTTGCCCTCTGCAATCCAACCGTAAAGAGTCTTGATCTTTAGGGTGTAATGCTTCGCCACCTCTTGCGGTGTGAGATATTTTTTGTTGGGTAGGTCGGTCATGATTTTCCTTTCTAAAATGCCATTTCTTTTAACATCTTTGAACCTTTTTTTAAATTGTCCTCTGCCCACAAGGGCTGAAGATTTGTATAGTTGAAACATTCTTTTTGTTGCCTTGGGTCTGAAAGATCAAAAACAGCACATGGGATTTTATGGTCAACATGCCATTGCCCATAGTTTTCCATAGACATCCCCGGTTGAAATTGTTTAGCAAGGTGTGTTTCTAATTCGGGTATTGTACACCCAATTAACTTTATCGTTTTATCTGTCTTTTTAGCCTTCCTTAATGCCAAGCTAATTCGTGATCTTAAATTACTAAGTAACCTGTAATATGGGTCTGTTCTCCGTTTTTTGGCTCGGTACTTCCTGCTTCTAACCCTTATCCTTTCACGGTTCTTTTTGTTATATTCATTACTAACTTTCATATATGATTCATAATTTTCTATTCTTTGTTCTCTGCGCCTATGATTTATTTTTTCTTTGTTATTATCACGAAATTCTCTCATCTGGGCAAGGAGTGCCTCACGATTATTTTCATAATAGACGTGACATTTTTTAATAAGAATACCTCTGTTTACACAGTTATATTCCCTTTTTTCTACGAGTCGCTTCTCTCTGTTTTCGTACCAATTGTTTTTCATCTTTAGGAGCTGATTGACTCTATTTTTTATATGCCAAGCATCCCGCCTTTTCTTGACACACACCTTGCAATCATTTCTAAAACCATCCGGCGAATCTTTACGGATTCCGAAAAACTTACTGGTTAAAGGAAATATATCATGGCATTTGATACATTCTTTCATTTGTTAGCTACCTTCGCTTTCTCCCAGTAATACGTTTTGCATCTAGGGCATTGCTTGACTGGCCATACTCTGGGAATCCACTTGTAACCACACTTGATACACCTCAATGTTTTTATCTTCATTTCTCACCTCCTGTTTCTTACTTATCATAAGTAATAAGTGAAGTCAAGAGGTAATTTAAAATTTCATACTCTCAAGCATCTCAGATCTTGTCATACCAGCGTATGCGGATACAACCCGTCGTGGTTCGGGATTCATTGCAAGAAGGGCAGTTGCATTAAATGTTGCCATCAGAGGATCAATTTTCCCAGTTCCTGATGCCTGCTTCGTGATCGATATTGCATTCCCTCGTGGTTCAACCCTTGCATTCCCTACACACCACGTCATAAGCGGTTGTTTTCCGTGAATGATTGTTTTTTCAGCAACTCGTCTTTCAAGGGTTTTAATAGCGCCATTCAACCGCCAGCCCTGGGGAATACCGACAACACGATCATGTTCAATACCTCTTGCCTGTACTTCGTCCACAATGTCACCAATGCCAACAGGGTCAACTCCAAGCCGATCAAGCAGACCAGATTCTTCACATTTCATCACAATATCACCCACCTGCTGAACGTCCTGGCCAATCTCATCGACAATGATCAGATCACCGTCCTTTTGAAAGTCTCTGTATTTCGGAGCCTCTGATTTCCTGCGCTCCAATGCCAAGGGATGCGCCCAGGCACGAGTAAACAGTAACCAGTTTCTTGTTTCCGCATCCCTGCCGATAATAGCCAACCCTAACAAATCATCAAGACCACCGCCATCGATACCGATCACGACAACCTCAGACCGCTCAAGGATCATTTCAAGCGTGACCTCACCTGCAGCAGCTTCCCAGAAGTCCGCCCCAGCCCATCGCTGAGACTTCAGGGACATTCCCATCTCTACGTTCAGATGTTTGGCAAGAAATCCCTGCATGGATACATCACCTGCTTCCTCGGCCTTCTTATATTCACGTAAGATAAACTCCTCATCTACGGAGGCCTTAAGGTTCGGGTTCGTAATACGCCAGTACTTCGGGTCCAGGTGTTTCTTTTTATCAAGGATAGACTTGGGAAACTCATAAAGGATAGGAAGGAAACTCTTGTCATCAATCCGCCCGTCACGTACGCCCCTGGCATAGTCTAATTTTTGCTTAAACACACCGGCAGGCGCTTCGTCTGATTGTGTGGTGAGCCAAATTACAAACCCCTCTGGTCTGGATGCAAGGCCACCGCAGGCCTCACGAAACATATTCTCAGCATTGTTTCGCTTACCAAACAACCACGCTTCATCAATCAAGATACCCGTGGCCTTCTTACCACCAGTAGATTCTGAATCGGCCGCAACAACCTTTAGTGTAGCGCCGGAGTTCCGATTTGTTATGGTTCTTATATGTTCCTGAACGTGCATTAGGTCGCTTAACTCATCATCGGCCTTGACAGCATCGCGGGCAGGTAAAAAGGAATTCGATGCAACCTCCACCGTGGGTGCAAGTATTAAAAATTCAGCAGAGTCGCGCCAGTTCAAGCATAAAGCGGTGAGCATCAAAAGTGCTGCGGTGGAGCTTTTGGAATTTTTTTTGCTGATTAATAAGAAAAATTCAGAGATTAGGCGACGGCCAGAACCCACATCATAAGCGCCAAAGATCGACTTCACAAAATCGAATACCCATTGTCGGCCAATCTCTCCGATAGTCGGACGGTTCAGGACATCGACAAGGCGAAGCTCTTTGAACTCGGCAAGAGCGGCTGCGGCTTCATCGGGGAAAATTGGCGGAGGGATAAGAGATTCCCCAGCCACAATCCTTCTTTCCCAGTCAGGGCAGCTTGTCGTCCATGTCACCGGGCTATCTGCCATCCCATTTATCCCCTTTACTCCAGTTATCAAAAGCCCAAAGCGGCTGCAAATTATGAAGTCCCCAGCATTCCCTGAAATCGGGATCATCCATTGATGTGAATTTGAACGAAGCCATTGGCCTTATATGGTCAAGGTGAATTTCACCTTTTAAAAACTTGATCCAGTCCATCCCTTCTGAAAACTTGCATTCGATGTGTTGCCGCAATTCTTCTATTGTATATCCAAGTGCCTCAAACGTTCGTTGGCTTTTCGTCCCCTTGCGTAAAGATTTTGTTACTGCGGAACGAACCCTGTGCCCGAGAGTGAAAAAGGCATCTACTCCGTAAAGAAGCTCGTGCCGTTTTTTGGAATTCATGCGTCCCCGTTCACGCTCCTTTTCAACATGTCCCGCTTTCCATTTTTGACTGTTTCTTCGCAGTTGTTCTGGGTTATCTGCTCTCCGCTTGCGGCCCCTCTCGCGTTCCCTTTCGACGTTTGCCGCTCGCCATTTTCGGTTATTTTCCTTCACCTTTTCCGGGTTGGCCTCTCTCCTCCTTCGGTCCTGTTCAAGCACCACCTCGGGGTTTTTTTTGCGATTCATGCGGCTTTGGTCACTTCGGCAAACCTTACAAACCGAGCGCACCCCATCAGGTGAACGCTTATAGGCATGAAAGAAAACAAGCGTCGCGGGTTTTTCTTTTCCGCAAGAGGTACATATTTTCATTTTCATTTCTTCACCACTGCCAGGTTAGGGGGGGCTGAAGCACTGAAACGCCCGGCTCCAGCAGTTTTGGCACGTTCGCTTGCTTCATCTTTCTTGCCAAGGCCTTCACCCTTGCGTGAATGCTGAAAAGGTAATAGGATATTAGCAATTTGAATTTTAGTCTTCTGGTCAACCTTGTTGGAAAGTAAGAGCTTTTCAAGAAATTCTTTTGCATCTGGGTTGCCAAGTGTAAAGTCTTCACCCTCACCATCACTTAACCGCTTTTTCAGTTCATCCCGAAGGCTGGACATCTCCCGTTTTTCTATTACGGTCAATGATTCCCCTTTGCTTGCCCGGGTCAAAAGGTCACTGTATGTTTTCGCCTTCTCTCTTGTTTCAAGGTCTATTGCTAAGAGTTCATTAATTTTATCCCTATCAGCTTGATTGAGGGGTAATTTCTCTGTGGACTTAACCTTACCTCTTGGTTTCTTATCCTTTGATCCAAACTTACGCCCGGCACCTGGTCTGTATCCGCCGCTTGCCATAATATCACCTATTTACCCTTTTGATTTTTTGATTGTTATAATGTTCAACAATCAAGCCAGGAATTAAGTCTCCAAATTAG